CCTATACCAAAGAAGTCCTTTTGTTTGTCCGTAAGCCGCTTTGACTTTAGCCTCTTCTGGCTTGTCTAAGCACTCACCTGCTTTAACAGATTCTGTTCTAGTGTTGTCAACCATTTTAGGTTCACTAGGAGCAGCTCTGTTAGCCTTTTTAGAAGGCGACGGATACTTTTTCATTTTGTCGTCGTAATATTCACGCATTATTTTTCTCCATTTTATTGTCTACTATCACGAACTGTTTTTACTAGTTCGTTGTAGTTCTTATCAGCATCAGCTTTTGCTTTCAACTCTAATTCTTGTAATTCTATAGCAGACTTAGTATCTTGTACTTTTAAATCGGCTTCTATTTTTTCACGTTTGATTTGTGCATCTAGTTCTGCTTTCATTCCAGAAAGTTGTGCATCTCTTGCATCATCTTCTGTTTTTTGCATTAGTTGTTCTTTTTCAAGCTGTAGCTGTTGCTGGAACATTTCCATTTGTGGGTTTTGTTGTGCCTGTGCTGCGGCTTGTGCCATTGCTTGTGCTTGACCTGTAACTTGTTGTGTTGCTTGTGCCGCCATCATAGCTATTTCGTTCATAACTTCTGGAGGCATTTGTCCATCTTCTAGTTGTGGTAAAGGTTGACCCATAGCTTGTTCTATTTGTTGTCTATATAACATAGACTGGTGTTCTTGTATATTTGCACCTATAGATTGAATCGCTATAGGATTTTGTTGTACCATAGGGTTTTGCATAAACGAAGAATGAGCTTGTATGTATGCTTCATGGTTTTGGAACGGATAAGCTTTTATAGGATTACCTGTCATTGCTGATTGTTGTTCACTAATAGGGTCACGTGGTGGTACTTCTTGTTCTGGAGGTAATAATGAGTCTATATCTTTAATATTCAAAGCTATATACATTTTTCGGTAAGAAGCTCTTAAATCATGTAAATCAGGTGCTGCTTGTGCCATTTGTAGCTGTGTTTGAGCTAAAGTAATTCTTTGGGTCATACTGAAAATATTTGGGTCACTTACAGGAATAACATCTACAGAATTATCAAAATCTTGTTTAAATACGTTTTCTGAGCCACCTTGTACTTGATAAGGATATTCAGCAGGTAAAAACTCACCAAACACTCTTTTTAATATTTTAAACTCAGTTCTTTGTGCGTAATGTAGTCTTTTATGAATTGCGGACATAACTCTTTGTCCTTTTTCCATCAAAGCGACTGTTGTCCCTACAGGAGCTTCAGAGTTACCATCCCCTGTTGGGTTTTCTACAGTAGCCGCAAATCTTTTACCAGAATCAACTAATGCTCCTAATAACGTAGCTAAAGTACCGCTTGGTTCTTTATAAGGTAGCGGAAGAAAAGCATCTTGTAATCTTCCTCCTGGAGCGTCTACATCTCTCCATTCTCCTGGTTGTAACGGGTCATCATGACGTTGAATATTTAAACCTCGTGATTTAAACCCTGCTGGAAGGTTAGAAAGTGTTCCTGCGTCTATTAATTGGCGTAAAATAGCTGTAACTGACTTAGTTAAGCCGCCCATCATGTGAATTAAGCCAAA